ATGGGCCAGGTCTTAGAACCTTTTCATTTAACTATCAACTGGCGCCAAGAAATGAAGCTGAATCTAGAATGGTAAAGAGGATATTAAGACGACTCAAACAAAGTATGTCTGCAAAGAGGACAACAAATAAAGTATTCATCTGTACTCCAGATATTTTTCAGCTGAGATTTAAAACTGGTGGAAGTGATCATAAGTTCTTGAATCGTTTTAAACAGATGGCACTTACAAATATAACAGTTGATTATACTGGTTCTGGAACATATTCATCATATGAAGATGGAACACCAACCATCATCAACATGAGTATGGCATTTCAAGAATTGGCACCTGTTTATGCTGATGATTATGATGAAAAAGAAGGCAAAATTGGAGTAGGATACTGATGTATTTTAAAGAACTTCCAAACGTACAATACCCATCACCTCTATCAGATAGAGCTTCGGATAGGGAATACGTAACAATCAAAAATATTTTTAGAAGAGCAAAACTCAGAGATGATCTTATCAGTGAGTTGACTGCATTTGACGAATATGAAATAAAAGATGGACAAAGACCAGATATTGTTGCCGATGACTACTATGGTAATCCAGAGTTAGACTGGTTGGTTCTCATCTGTAACAATATTGTGAACATAAAGGATCAATGGCCTTTGTCTGATAAAGAATTATATGAATTTGCATCCGAAAAATACGGGAACGAAATAAATGATATTGCTTTTTATGAATCAACAGAAGTCAGAGATGACATGAATCGTTTAGTTTATCCTGCTGGTATTGTTGTTGATTCTGATTTTGAAATAATTGATCCAGATGATTCATCCACGATCATAAGACCACTAAGATCAGTTACTAACTATGAGTATGAAATTCGCAAGAATGAGGAAAAGAGATCAATCACTCTTCTGAAAGAAGAATATGTCACTCAAGCCCTGATAGACTTAAGGGAGGAATTATCTTACGACAAATCCTCCCAGTATGTGAATAGAAGTACAATTAAGGCTGATAATATCAGACTTAAGTCCTACGACTAGGCATCAGCAAGACGTTGGAAATAACTCAGAGTATCATCTTCTTCATCACTAGAAGATGAACTTGAGAGAGTGATGTCGGGATCATTGAATCCACCATCATCAGTTTTGAAGGATGGTGCAGGAGCAACCTCACCGCGATTCTCACGGCGGAACTGTTCTTCTTCCTCAACAGTCTCTTGATCTTGGAACTTAGGAGTACCCTTGATACCAAGAACATAGTCAAGGCGAGTCTTCAGTTCATCATATGACTTGAACTGATCAGGAGCAACTAGTGCTTCCAAAGAATACTGTTTCTTCCAGATTGCCTCCATGGCATCGTCATCATCAAGCAAGGCCTGAGGACGAGCGAACTCAGAACTATCGTAGTTCCAGTAACCAGCGACCTTCTTGATCTTCAGTTTGAAGTTAGCACCAGCCCAGAAGTCGAAGGGGTTGATGGGTTCTTCATCTTCAAACTCAGGTTGCATGGCAGCAGTGATCTTGTCGAAGATCTTTTTACCAAACTTGAAGAGGAATACCTTACCTTCGTTGTCAGGATTTACGGGATCCTTTACAACATAGATGTTGCTGTAGTAGGACAACTTACGCTTCTGCTTACGAGCGACATCTTTGTCAGACTCTAGACCACTGTTCCAGAGTTGAGAGTTGTACTCAGATACGGGGTCCTTTTGTCCGAGAGTGGTGAGAGAGTTCTCAATGAACCAACCACCAGGGCCTTGGAAGGCATGGGAATACAGTTTTGCCCATGGCAGATCTTCGCCATCGGGAGCAGGAAGGAAACGGATAACGGCATAACCATTACCAGTCTTGTCGAGTTGTGGTTTCCAGAGACGATCGTCTCCACCACCAGTCTTGGTCATTTTTTCGACTTCCTTCACCAGTTTGTTGGTGAGGGAACCCAGAGAGGATTTCTTTTTGAGATCGGAAAAGGACATCGGATTTGGCCTGTGTTGTGAACGTGTTTATTATAGGGGATTTTGGATCAGGAGTCAAGGTTGTTTTTCATTTCTTGGATGGTCTCACGCATCTCAGAGAAGACGGCGTTGACATCATATGCATTATCAAAGCCCATCATAAGCATAAAATCTCTGATGGATTCTTTTCTTTCAATTGCATCTGGATCATCACTCAATGACATACGAGTATAAACGATGCTTTGTTTCTCAAGGAGTTGTTGAAGTTTATCAAGATGTTCGATCTTATCTTCATCATCTAATGTATCATAATAAAAAAAGTCTGCATAAATTTCTTCCTGCAGTCTTTGAATATCATCCAGTTCTTGCTGGACAAATTCTGAATTCATAAAATCACTCATTTTGCTATTTAACCTTGTTAACCCAACCCGTCAGAATGTATTTATTGTGAGTAAATACAGTGTTTCCACGGTGAACATGAGTCATACCAGCAGGAAAAATACATACTCGCCCCCTTTTTGCTTCGATACGTCTCTTCTGATAGAGAAATTCTGTTTCAGCTTCTCCAACTGGCATATCATTTAAATATATTGACCATACTAATTCGCGAGATGCTTCCTCATAATACATGTTTTCATAATGCCATACATGATAACCACCAGATGGTGGTGTAATTTGACATTTGATAATATATGAGGCTAGATTAATTTGCTTTAAATGTGAGTATTCCTCGCAATATTCAGATATACAAGTGGTCAAATAATGATTGATTTCATCACACAACTCAGAATCATAGTCAGTCAAATATATCTGAGTATCATATCTACCAGTCTTACCTTCTACGGAAAACTGATTACCACCATTACCAGTAAATTTTGAATTGTGTGCATTATGTTGGGTAATTCTTTCGGCAAGATTCACAATATTATCACATAATTGGGGTGGAACAAAATCATCCCATACCCCAATAAAATCTTGAAAATTACAATTCATTTTTAAATAGGCAATTTAGCCTTAGAAGTCTTCTTCATGAAATTAAGTCGAATAGCATCCCACTTAAGTTTTTCTTTCAGTGGTTTACTTACCAACTTTGAAATAGTATCAACTTCAATCGTATTCTTATCACAAAAGAATACGATTGCATCAATATAATTCATTTTCTCTTTCAGAACAATCTGTTCAATCTCTTGACAGAATTTTTCTGAAGTGATGAATTTCTTTTCGAGTTCTTCTTTTAGTTCATTTTTCATTGAATCTCCGTAGATATTCACCCAGCAACTCGATGTATTTTGCTTTATCATATTCTTCATAGACAATACACTCTCCATTTTCGCATGACATAATAATTACAAATTTCTTTACCATTATACCAGTAAGTTCATATAACATGCAAGCATAAGCTGCACACTGAACAAAATAGTGGTCAATCCAGTCTCTGGGTTTTGGTTTTTTACTAGTTTTAAAGTCGATTATTGCCAACTCGCCATTGTACTCTGCAATACAATCGACGGTTCCAGCCACCATTAGGCGCTTACTATATAGTGCCTTTTCAAGACAGTGAATATTGCCAATCTTATTTAAATCTTTTTTTGCAATTTTGAACAAGAGTTCTGAGAGTGGTTGAACCTTAGGAAGATCTTCATTCTTAAGATAATGTTCGACCAATGTATGCATGTCAGTACCACGACTGGCTGCTTTCCTCATTGTTCTATCTGCTACTTCATCACCAACCTTTTTTCTCCACTTAGAAAATTTGTCTCGATTAATCCAGCTGATGACTGAAGTAATCGAGACAAAATGTAGGAGTTCATCATTAGATTCTGGAATCACATAATGCCTTACACCATCAATCTCCTTTCTTTTTAAATCATGTAGATCTAGTTCAATATGGTTAAACATTACAAATTAGAATCCATTTTTGCTAGTAGATACTCCTTAACTATACCAGATCTTACGATATCTTCAACACCAAATTCAACAAGATCAAAAGATGGCATCTTGCGTAGAATATTCATGAAATCAACAATACCATTTCTCTCATTAGTCTTGGTTAGATCAGATTGAGTGGCATCACCACAGAAGATAATCTTACTATTCTCACCAATACGAGTGATGATAGAATCTAGTTCATGAAAGTTCAGGTTTTGGAATTCGTCAATGATTAGAATTGCATTGTCGAATGTAGTACCACGAATGAATGAAGTACTCCAGAAACTGATAGTTTCCTGAGCTTTAAGATTACCATACAACATATCAAAGTCTGTATCTGTAGGCATCTCAAACATATATTTTACCATATTCTTATATGGAATCTGATAAAGAGATGACTTATCCTCATGATCACCAGGCAGGAAACCAATCTCTCTGGTCGCTACAAGGGATCTTACGATGTAAACCTTCTCATATGGTGTAACTTCATTAAGAACGTCTTGTAGGGCATTATAGAGTGCAATAAAAGTCTTTCCTGTTCCAGCACAACCATAGGCAACTAAATGTTTATCTTCTGAATATGATTCAAAAAATCTTCTTTGATTATCCGTTAATGGATTAATGTCCAGAAGTAAATCGGAGTTGATTGGTTTCTTCCTTTTCATCTGCTTGGCGGTAAGGCCAACTCCAATTGGTTGCTGTTGGTTCTTTCTCTTTCTTGCAGGCATAAGAAGTTCTTACTAGATTTTTTTTACGTTTGAACCAGGCATTTTCGATGCTCTATCGAGCACCTCATTCCAACCAGGTCTTTTTGCGACGAGTTTATCTTTCCACTCGCCAACTTCACCTACACCAGGGCAGGTACTTGGATCAGAATAGTCTCTCGACCAATCTGGATTCTCTTCTCGCCACTGGTCCCATTCATGAACGCTCATTTTCACTTCTTTTGTTTCACCCGTTTTAAGATGAACTACTGGATATGTTGCCATAAGTTAGAATCTCAACACAATTATTTAGATATTATTTGGATCTAATCCAACAAGCTAATGTAAATCTATCATTACCAAAACTAGACGTAACACCATGCCTAATTTTATTTCCAGTAAAGAAAAGAATACTTCCTTTTTTTGGTGTGATCATAATACCGTTTTCAAAATAGGTCTTGCCACCAATAAAATCATCATTCAAGTATATGATAATTCCAAACAAATCATCTTCTCTATCTAAATGTGGATTCATCTTTGATGAATCCGAAGGCCATTTTACAATTTCAGAAACATTCACATAAAGATTTGAACCCTCTAATTTTGCAATTAGATTTTGAATCTTACTGAAGAAAGGTTTTAACTGATCATCAATATTATCAATAACACTTGAACGTAACAATAAAGTGTTTGTCTTATTGCATTCGTAATAATATGAGGAAGATTCCCTATCTTCAAAATATGAAACTAGGAAATCACACTCTGCATCAGTAAGAAAATTATTCTTCAAATAAATGGATTCACTCATTATGTTTTGTCCATCCAAGTGCTTCTGCAATCACTGGAAACTGACCCGCAAAAAGACACTTGCACTCATTGGCAATGTCCATGTGCTCTTTCTGAGTACCATTAGCAGATCTCAGATCGATATAATGTATCCATGAACGAACTGAGCCACTCATGTAAAGTTTTGTTGGTGTGGCCAAAGGAAGCACAAAACGAGCACATTCCTTTGCAATTCCTTTGTCAAGCATTGCCTGATACAAATCCATGGCAGAAGCGAAGTGTCGTTGAATCTGAATCTCAAACTCTTGCTTAGTGAAGTCATCAATATCATCAATAGAATTCTGACGATTCTTTGTATCTTGACGACGAAGATCAAACATTGGAATCTGATCGGCAAGCAGAGATGAATCTGCATACCGTTGGGAAAACTCTTGATATGTGAACGAACGGTGCCGCAGGATTTGGGCCGCCAGTCCCCTGGTGGTATTAATTTCCAGGGTCATGAATGCCTGCTCAAAAATACTCCAGTGCTTATGATTGATGCAGTATTTCAGAAGACCAGCAATCTTCTCATTCTCCTGATTATTAGGATTACTTACGCGAGCACAATAGGCAATGTTTTTCTCTGCATCGGGAGTGACAGAGATCAGTTTAACATGATTCATTCTTGAAAAGTTTACGACATTTTTTCACTTCTTTGAGTTCATCCTTGATCATCTGATAAGCATCCTCAGCAGAGATCTTTTTTGCCATTTCCATAGCAGTGATGACTTCAACTCTTGTACCAAAGTGTTTGAGTGCTTCCTCAAAACAATTCAGTTCTTCATACATTTTAGCATAACCTCAACGTTTTTTCTTTTCCTCCTTAGGTTTGTATCCCCACATTTTGGGATTAACAGATCCTTTTGTCCAACTAAAACCAACAAATCCACTTTTGAATTTGTCCCAATACATATCAAACATTTTTACTTGCTTTGCAGCTCTTGTAATGTCATAGAATGTTTCATCATCAATTGTATATTCTACAAGATATGCATCTGTTGGAAGAGATTTGTCTTCAGCATCCTTAGGATCACAATTTGCCTTTAGGATTGTGACCCCATACTTTTGGCGACTGCTTTTAATTTCTTCTTCTGTCCAAGTCATAAAGTCAGGTCCGATTTCCCCACTGGATGTCCTCGTAGGCTTCGGCAACAACGTTCTTGGTGACTCGATACTTCTTTCCAATATTCTTATCCTTTACTAAACAGAGCAGTTCTGCTTCATCTGAATGCAGTGATTCCAACAATTCAATAAAAAGGGATTCACGTCTGGTACGTGATAAATCATTATTGCCACCATTCACGAAGTTATAAAACATTCGCTGGTTACTTACCAAACGTGAGATGCCGTCCCCTATTGGTTTATCATTTTTTGTATATGGCACATTTCCATCAGGAAGAGCACTTGTAATTGATTCATCAAAGTTCCAAATCAAAAGTGAAACCAAGGCTGGATTGCGATATTCTTTTAAAAGATTAACTTTTTCTGCCTTGGTTTTTGCACTTGATACCGCTTGCAGAATTTCAGTTTGAAGCGGGTTAGGTGGTAATTTTTTAGCCATGAATAAACTCCATTTTAGTCATAATCTTCTTCTTCGTTGTCAAGAGTTTCAAAGCGAAATGCGATTAGTTGGTCTGGGAGAACTCCTCCTTCATCATCATACATCTCTGGATGCAATCCTTGGGGAACATTAAAAGATACTACATTCTCTCTAACTATCCATCCAAAAATTGACCCTGTGAGAAAAGCACCAATAATGAGGAATGTACCTAAAACAAGTGAAACTGCTAACATGGGTCCTCTCCTAGACTTTTTGTTTTTTTACATCAAAAGAAAATTTTAGTTGCAATGAAAATTCTCTTTTGAACAATCTAAATTTTTGTTTGAAATCTAGATTAAATATTTGCTTTGGCCTTTTGACTCCGTTCAGAATAAGGTCTACACCTCTATTTATGGGTAGGTCAGAGGATTTTTTGTTCCCTGAGGAATTGAATTGTGTCACTACATCCCCCAATATTTTTGTTTTCTACGGATACTTGTGGAAAGGTGGATCCCTCACCAAACTCTGCATAAAATTGATCCTTGGTAAAGTCTACATCAAGATTATAGACCACGTACTTCTGCTCTGTCAAGTCAAATAC